TGTGCAGAACGTCGTCGGTGTTGATGGTCGTGCGGCTCGTCGGGTCGGTTGCACCGCCCGTTGCGTACAGCACGTTGTCGCCAGCCTCAAGGACCGAACGGCAGATCGTGTCAATCGACAGACCGGCGTTGTAGCCGACAGCGTTCGCCGCAACCGGGTCAACCGGGAGGAACGAGGTCGCCCGCAACTTGGCGGTCGTGACGGTCGCATTGCCGTATTCACGAAGGGTCACCGAGACCTGGCTGTCGCTGAGGGCGACAGGGGTCACATCCTCGGCTTCACCAAGTTGCGAGGTTGCCGCTGCGAGGTCAGCGAAGATCGTGAACGTGACGGTTGCACCAGGGTTAGTGGCGTTCGTCGCCTGAACGTCTGCGAACTGGTCGTAGTACATTTCCGGACGAAGGGCAAAGTAGGCCAACTTCTCAAACGCTGTCTGGTCGACATCGAGACTCGAAGTGGTGGTGGTATTGAGGTAATAATCAGGCATTTTGTTTGATCTCTTTCAGAGGTTGAGGGTTATTACAGGTCGATTCCTTGTGCCTGTGCCTCTGCGAAGATCGCGTATACCTCTTGCTCGGAGTTAGCATCCTTGATTCGCTGTGCCCAAGACGGAGCAGGCGGCGCACTCTCGGCTCCGGCAGCATTCCTGTTGGTCTGCTGCCATCCACGCTTTTCTGAGTCGTCTACGTCTGGCTTGGGGGGTGTAATCAACTGTGCTTCGGCGGCAGCCGCAATGATCGCTTCTGGGGAAAGTTCGCCGTCGTAGCCCTTGACGAAGTACTTGAATTTCGCCTCTGACGGGTTGATGCCCGCCTTCAGGAAACTCGCTTCGCGCTTGGCTGTTTCGGCTTCCGCGAGCATCTTGCGAATTTCACGGTTTTCCTTTTCCAGTTGCTTCATCCGCGCCCTGACGGGGTTGGATTCTTGCGGCTGTTCGTCGTCCTCGTAGAAGTCATCTTCGTAGTTGGACATATGGCACTCTCCGTTTCTGCCCACACCCGACCGGAGGAGTTGGGTGGCTGCGTTGGTTGGTTACACCCCGATATGTACGCCACGGTTACGGGGGATACCCGTGGGTTCTGGCCAGCGGCCTCGACTAAAAGTATAGCAGAAAGGTTTAGCGCTGAGCGGTACCCAGACCAGAAACTCCGGTCGCCCCAGCGGTAAACGCGCCGCCTGCTTCGAACTCTGCTTGACGACGACGACGGCGAGTTGCAATTCGCTGTTGCGCTTGTGCGTTGCCAATACCAAACTGCAACTGCTCTTCGCGGCTAACAGCCTCTTCTCCGGCCATACCGGGCTGGAACAAACCTTCGTTGGCGGCGATGTTCGAGAATGCCTGGCGAGCGACACTTTCGTCTACGCCCTGCTGAATGAGTGACTCGGCTTCTGACTTGGTAATCTGCATACCGGCCTGCTTTGTGCCCTGTGCGGCGATCTGAGCGGCCTTAGCGCGGTTCACAATGATCGGGCGAGCCTCGTCCGGCGAAAGGAAAAATGCCGCCAATTCTCCCTCGTTCACCTCGGGGTAGAACTCCTTGAGTTGGCGCAGGATCTCGGGATCGCCCTCAGACACGGCACGGAAGCCTTGGTCTACTCGCCTACTGACTTCCGCTACCGCGACATCGTTAGCAATAAACTTACCGATGTAGTCCGTGCTGTCGTAAAACCCAGACGGGATACCCTTGCCCTGGATAGCGTTTCTGTAGTCCTTTTCCAACTGCAAGTATTCGCTAATCGTGTACTCGGGTTTATTGGCTTTGCGGAGCGCCTCATTGCCTGGGAAGCGCTTTTTGTACGCATCTGTTTCCCGCAACATGAAGCCAAGTTCGTCCTTGCCAATGTTAGAAGGAATTTCTGTTCTTTTCCATTTCCCAATAACGTCATCGGCCAGGGTCTCTAGGCCAACGCTTTTGAGGATTCCCCTGAGGATCTGTGCGCCACTCTCTTGGTTGTCAGCCATTAGGCCCTCCCGAACGATCTGGCGATGTTGAAGCCAAGTTCCCTGGCTTCCTGCTGCGCCTGCTTTGTTTTATCCCAGCCGTATGTAGCGTCACTACGAAGTTTGACATACCAGTCGCCAAGGCTCATCGCACCCATTTTGCCATCCGGCGAACCGGCGTAAGCAACGCTGTACTGAGGCTTGCTCATGTCGACCTGGTTGGGGTCCAACTCGAGGACGCTCGCGGCCATGTCCTTCCAGGGCTTGACAATCTTTTCCATCGTCATCTGCGGGTCGTTCAGAAGGTCAGCCCAGTTCTTGTAGGTGGCCTGGGCGACCTGGCGCTTGGTTCTGAAGAAGTCCTCATCGGTGGCACGGCCAACCAGCAAGTCTTCGATTTCCCTATCGTCCGCTGTAAGGAACATGGACTTGGCGTAATTCCTGTAGCCATTCGCTACATCGCTAGACATCGCGGCTTTGGCCGCCCGCTGATCGACGTATTCTCCGGTCATCACATTGCGGGAAAGGGCGGAGTTGAAAAACGCTGTGTCGAGTTCGTCGTCTTCGTACTTGAATGTGACTGACTCGTTGACCAGTTTTGACAACGTGCCGCCATCGAGAATATCGCCATAGCGGTTCTTGATTCTCTTGGTCTCGGAGATAGTCCTCTGGTCCTTGAACCACGAAGATTGGGTCCAGACGTTGTTGAATCTTTCTGCGGTAATAGCACCATTGAGGTAGTCACCGAGGATCTTCTTGGTGTCGTTGAACTCAGGGCCAAGATCGAAAACCCAGGAATAGCCGGGGTAGTCGGCCTTGAGCCGCTCTACGTCAATACCAGCGAGTGTGTCTTTCGGGCCTGCTTCTGATTTGCCAGTCCTAACCCAATTGCGGCCATTGAAGCGCCAATTCACGCCCTTGGGACCAGTCCATGTGTCGCCCTTCTTGGGGTTAGATGGCCTTCCACCTCCAGCGCCGGAGTCTGTAGCACCACCGCCACCGCCTCCACCGCCAGCAGGCGGTACGAAATCGCGCTGTGCCTCTTCGATCATCCGCAACTGGGCAGCGCCATCGCCAGAAGGAGGGCCTGACGGCTTTTTCGCTGCAGGCTTTTCGGCTGGCTTTGTCGCGGTTTTCTGCTTCTTGCCAGTAGCCGCTGTAAAGGCAGTCTCGAAAGAAGATGCCTGGCGGTAGGTCTGCGTGTCGGTCGGTTGGCTGCTGATTTCAGCGTCCAGTTGCTCGGATTTTTGGAACACGCTGTTGAAATCGTATGGGGTCTTCGGGTCAGGGAAGTCCCTATATGCCACATTGACAAGCGCCTGGGCTCGGAGCAAATCGCGCAACGTAATGTCGCGCAACCTAAGAACCCTGCCCTGCTCTGGGGATAGAGCCGGGATTTTGTCCAGTTGCTTTTGGATCTTCGTGAGTTGGCCCTGGTACTCTTTTACCTTGTCCAGAGCAAACCGCAAATTGTCCGTACCAAAGTAGTCACGGATTTTCTGTTCTTCAACAGTTAGTTCAGCCATCAGACAGACCTCATAAAGTCATCGAGAATTTTGGTTACGTCACCCATGCGCATGGACTGGGCTTCTGGGGCAAACTGCTGTTCGATCATCCCTTGTGCCACAACCTGTGGGGACGGGGCTTGGACTTGCTCTGTGCTGGTTTGCAAACCGGCCTTTCTTTCGGCGGCCTGGACACGCTTGATTACCTGCTGGGCCTGGCTTTCGGTAAGTCGGCGGCCGATGATTTGTTCGGCAACATTGTCAGCAATCGCCTTGATGTCTGCTGGAGCGCTGACGGAATAACGACGAGGCTCCCCACCCGTTCCGGGCAATCCCTGGATCGGTGCATACGTTGACAGGATCATTGGCTTGGCGACATCCATGACATAGCCAGTCGAGTTGACCATGTTCAGGAACTGTTCCATCGCATTCAGCGAGCCGTTGTCAAGGCCAGTAGCCGATGGCCCCTTGCTACTAGGGAAAAAGTCTCGTTTGTAGAGTTCGTTCAGAAAGCCAATTCTGTCGGATGGGTTCATCTTGCGGAGTTCAGTACCAGCGTCATCTGGGGTGTACTGGTCTCGGACAATTTCGCCCTTGTTATTCAGCAGTTTGTAGGTTCGTACCTCGCCGCTGACAACATTCTTCATCACATTCTGGAACTCGCTGGGGGCGTTCTGGAATTGCTGAACAAGTTGGGCACCGCTGAAAGGGGTCTCTGAACCGGTTCGCGGGGACCTGACCGTAACGATGTCTTCCTTGTTTATGGCACCAGACGAGAGAAGACCTTGAGCGGTCTTCCCAGTTACTTTTCTTCCCTTTTCGGCAATTTCTGGAGCCTCGAGCGGGTTGTTTGGTCTGTTTATCTCAAGCGCCGGAGGGTTAGCACCAATCTGCTGCGGTTGCTGCTGGTTCATGTTTCCGTTTGCCATTAGTCCTCGATCTCTGCGGCCAACTCGCGGTCAAAAACTCGTCCGAAGGAAGGCACTTCAGATATTAGTTGATTGGCTTGTGCGATCAGCCAGTCACGCAACGGCTGCGCTGAGACCGACCTAGACATGTCAACCCCGGACGCTGAAGCGGAATCAATCGCCTGCTGGCGGTAATCCAGGTAACGCTTGATCGCGTTGGTAATCGGGAGTTTATCGACTCCTGGGTATTGGCTTGCCTCGCCAAGACGCTGGACAAATTGCTCAAGTTTGCCAACCTCGAACACGGCTTTTTCGGGGAACCCTGGGTATTGGCGAGCGAGCAACGAGCGCTGTTGGCGCAACCACAGCCGCTGTTCTTCGCTTGGGTATGACCCGTACATCAGGCGCAACTGGCGGTACTTGAACGAACCGATCGCGTTCTGGGCGGTGCGGATGACTTCCACATCGCTCAAACGCTCACGCTTACCACTACGCAACTGGCGGTCCCAGGCAGCAAAGGAGAACTCCGAACCTTCGGGGGCGAAGTAACCGGCGACTTCTTTGTGTCGGTTGAAGAATTCGTCATTGCCGCGCTCGAAGTTGCTGAATTCGTCAGTCGCCTCGAGGCCGCCGTACTTTGCCTTCGTTTTAGACGCAATGTACAATTCCGCTTCTGGCCCAAACATGTTCAAGAACTGGCCAACTGCTGTGTCGTAGTTCTCTGCTTGCAGGCGCTGGAACTCCTTGACTAGTTCGCCAGCGTAAATGTCGCCACCCTGCAACTTGATTTTGTACTGAGGTGCGCCAACCGTAGGGCCGAGTAACTGGCTAGCGGCACGGAAAATCGTAAGCCAGCGAGCCTTGTCCTTGGCATCGTCCATCAACTGATTCTTGCCTTCTTCCGTTGACAAGTCGTACTTGCCAGTAGTCGAAAGCGCTCGCAAGGTGTCGATGTAAGTTGTGGCATACACCGTGTCAGATTTGACCGTGTTCTGGGTGAAGGCACCCTCGAGTTTGCGCAACCAGCCCGGTTTCGGGAGGAGGGTCTCGGAAACGCTTGTTTTGATCTCGCCATACGGCAAGAGAACGTCCCGGACATCATCAAACATGGGCTTGTCTGGCAAGAACGACGAAGCAGCCATCTGAGCCATTGGCCCGATCGACGGCATCACGTTGAAACCCATGGTCAGGCGCTTCACCGGAGCAGCAAGTGGGGCCTCGATCGCGCCACCGGATGCAAATTTGCTGAGTTCTCCCGAGAAAGGAAAGGTGAACATGTTTTCGCCCGTAACGGGGTCCTTGTAAAAGAAACCCCCGTCGCCACCACCAAGTTCTCCTTCAGACAAGCCGTTGTAAACACGCTGGGCACGGAGCACTACAGCGGGGTCCTCGGCAATAAGTTTGGCCCATTTCTGGAAGACTTCACGCCACGCGGCACCGAACGGTGCAGCAATACGCAGAGCGTCTTCGATGTTGCTCTTTGAAGCCGCGTCAAACAGGATATCGCTCATTTCGTAACCAGCAATGCGCCCTGCGTACTGGTTCAACTGTTTTGCGGTGCCGGTTGCTTCGCTAGTCGAATCAGCCTGTGCCTTCAAACGCTTGATAACGCCTTTGGTTGCGTACTTTTCTGCTGTTGTGTCTGCTTCGGCAGCGCGTGAATCGATGTAACCAAGGATCTTTTTTGCCTCGGTAGGGGCAAGAAGATCGACGTTTTCGTACACATTCTTGTAGTACAACTGGCGGAAAATGGGGTCTTTCTCCAGTTTTGCCATGGCCTTGCCGCTGAAATTATTGAAAAACCACCGGCTGACAGATCTCCAACCGTCGACGACGCTTTCCAGTTTGCTGTCAGCGTTTTCCCTTACCTTGTCGTAGTTCTCGTAGATCGTGTACTTCGGCAACAACTGGTCTGCCGCGTTTTGTTTGATTGTCTGACGGAGGAGTTCAGAGCCTTCCTCACGGGCACCCATGAAAGCCTCGTCGTTGGAAAGCCTGCGGACTCTGTACATCAATTCCCCGGTTGAAGGGTTGGTCGTGATGCTGTCGATAGCCCAGAATTGCGCACCATCCGCGCTGTCCATTTCGAACATCGAGCCGATGCGGTAAGTATCGTCGCCGGAGGCTTGTGGAACCAGGCGCATATTGTTACGCAAGTACTCAACGTTTTCGACAATGTGATCCTCAAGACCAACGCGGCCAGTCAAGAAAGCCAGACGCAGTTTCTCGTTGCCGTCCTCCCTCAAGTGTTTGATTGCATTGTCGTAGCGGTGCTCGACGATGATCCTCAACGCCTGTCGTCGGTCTGCGTCGTTCTTGATGTTGATGCGCATGGTCAACTGCCTGCCGGAATCAGGGTCTGTCATCACGACATTTCGTGCGTCAGTAACCCCAACGCCGCGTTGCAGGTTGTCGAGCAATTCGTTGGCTTGCCCAGCGCCGCTTTCGGACATGAGGTAGTCAACAACTTCGTCGTATGTCTGACCTTCCATCAACATCCTGGAGATGACATCGCGGCGGTAGCGGTTCATTTGTTGCGCTACGCCCTGTGCGAAAGCGTCAATGTTTTCAGGGCCGTACTCAACGGGGACAAATTCGCCAGTCCTGATGAAGTTGTCAGTAGCGCTGGTTTGGTCGAGCATTGCAGCGCCAACGGCACGTTGCTGTTGCTTGACCCAGCCCTCAACTGCCTCATCAGCATTGAGCCCACCAGCCGCGAAGTCTTCGCCCATAATGGTGCCCTTGGCTTTTTTGTGCATGGCCCAAAAGATGTAATCGATAGGTGCCCTGAAAAAGCCTACGGCCTGGCTCTCTTCTTTGCGCATCAAACGCTTTATCGCCCCGCCCTGGCCGCTGAACTTCAGCGCGTAACGCATCTGACCGTCAATCAAGTTACGCATAACGTAACCCATAGTCATAAGTGTGGTTGTCTTCCAGATTTCGTTCTGCATAAAGTCAGCCGCATCTACCACTTTACGAGTGACCTTTGAATCCATCGCACGGCGCAAAAACGGATTTTTTGCCAGACGGTTGATGCGTTTGAAGTTCGGGAGAATCTGAACTCGGTCGATGAAATCGATTGAGGCAGTTGGCCCGACAAACCGAATGTCGTCAAGATTCGTGGGCCTACCGCCCATCATCCGCGCAATGTCGTCATCGTCAACAAGGCCAGAATGAAGCATGGCGCGAGCAAGGCCACCGTCTGTGTGCTTCCCTGTTTCGTCAACAAAGTATGCGCGGAGTTTGGCCTTGATGTTCTGCTCGCCGCGAATAGCGGCATCGATCACGTCGTCGGAAATGCCGTTCGCCTTGAGCAGTTCCTTGATGACTCCATGGAAAGACTGCTGCGCTTCAAAGAAGTCGCGGGTAGAACCGTCAGCGTACGAACGTGCAAACTTTTCGATGATCTCTTGCTTGCGTTCCGGGCTGATGTTCTTGCCGAAAGAGTTGACAGCGTTGGAAATGTTCCTGAATGCCTGAACGCGCTGCTCGGACGTACCATGGATAATCACCTGGTTCGTCGGCATTTGCGTGAGCCAGCGGTTCCCACCTTGGCCAAGTGGCTTGCGCTGGACAAGCATACGGAGGTTGCCCTTAGCCCCAGGAATATCGCTTAGGTTTGTCGGGCCCATGCCCGCAGACAGTTTGCGGAATGCCCCAAGCAGTTTGTCATTGGCTTCAAGGACTTCTTGAGTCACGCCAAAACTGGAATCAGACAAACCAAGTTTTGTGGCGGCGGCCACAAGTAATGCTTCGATCTTCTTCGGGTCGCTTTCGTCAGCGATCAAAACCGCAATCTCAAGAGGGATTCTGTCGCCGTAAGCGTCCATGACACCAGCAATGCTTTTAGTGCTAGCCAGTTGATCGCGGAGATTCTTGAACTTGGTGTTTCCACGCAACCAGTTGACGGTGGCGTTTTGGTTCCAGGCAAGTTCGTCGGCATCACCGGCAAGACCTGCTGCAACGCGGGCTGCCAGGCTTCCGGTTTCGCCGCTTACCTCAATTGCATTCCTGGCGTACTTGGCGGCCTTGATTGTCTTGCCAACAGCAGTTGTCGGATCAGCGCCGATGTTGACCGTCGCATCGATAGTGCCGGACAACATGTTGTACAGCAGGCCGTCTTCGAGGCCGACGCTGTAAGCGGCTTTGCGGCCAATCGTAAAAGCATGACCGTTGATTTCTCCACGGTAACGACGAGCGCGTTCAGCCTGTAGTTCGTTGAATTCCTTGTTAGCGAAAAACCCTGAGCCGGACTTGGTGCTGTCCGACATCATCGAGCCGAGAGATGTTGACTGCCACCAACCAGAAATAGAAGAGAAGGGCCCCGAGCCACCTTGTTCTGAGCCAGAGTCAAAAATGTCAGACGCAGCGTTCTGCACAAGATCAGGGAGTGTCTGCATACCAGCAAACAACCAACGTGATCCCGTCTTTGCTTTGCTATAGAAATACTTTTCGAACCAGCCGGACTTCTTCGGCTTCTCGATGTCCGATTCCTGTATTGCGCGTTTGCTCGTTAGGTCGAGAAGTTGTTGCTGGAACGACTGGTCAGCGCCAACCTGTGCGTTCGATAAGTGGATACCTGGCGCAGCCCACGGTTGGTAGGTATACGAGGAACCGATCTGGTCAGAGGTCTGTTGCGAGAACTGGTTTTTCGCCGTGTCGCGGAGTTGCTGTCGCCTCTTTAGTTCTGCAATTTGGCGTTGGGCTGTCGTGGGGTCAAGACTCATCAGAACCCTTCCATGCCGAATGAGTCGATCAGATCAGCCAGGTCGTCGTTGGGGTAGGCAGCATAAATTGCCCGCAACTGTTCCATAACGGATGTCTCGGTGCTCAGGCGTGGAAGTGTTCCGGCCTCAAGTGGGGTGGCCCCAGGGCCAAACGATGCACCAGCCGTAATTGGCTCGTTGGGTGCTTCGGTTGGGCGGGCGAATGCGCCGAGTGTGCCCGGACGCGAGAACTGGCGTGGTGCCTGTGCTTCGGTCGGTGGCGCGGCAACAGGGACAGCGGACTGTCCTCGCATTTGCTCTGCAGCCTTTCCGTAAGTCTGGCCTGTGGCCGCTGCTTTTGCAACCTTGCCAGCAGGATTGCGCAAATCGCTCCTGTTCGAATATTGCTTTGCCACTTACGCTCCAATCGGCAACGGTGCCCCACCGCCGCCACTAAGACCAGCAAGAAGTTCACCCAACGGCGGAGGCCCGCCAGGTGCGGGAGCCGCGATTGGCTGCTCTGCACCCATGCCCGGCATAGCGAGGCCCGGCATCGTTTCTGGTGCACCAGCAGGAGCCGGTGTTGCCTGACGTTCCTGCGCTCGCTTCTGCGCCGCTTCGATCGCCTGGGCAAGAGTCATCTTGTTGGATTGTACTTGCGTTGCAATGTACGCAAGGTCTCCCGGCTGGTACGGGCCATTCGGGTCTGCGGCCTGCGCCTGGATGCTGTTGAGGAGAGCGGACTCGATCGCTTCGGCAACGATGCGGTCTTCTTCGAACTCCGGGTCCTCGATGAGCGGGTCGATCTCGCGGGCGGAACGCTTGGAGATCAGACCTGTTCCAAGACGCTGGCCCAGGCCAACGACGAGACCGTTGACATCAGTACCGCTAGCGGAGTAGGTGACGTAGTGGAAATCCGTTTCCCACAGTTTGTTGGGGACGTAATCGACCATCCCGCCCTTCATCGATCCAGGGATGAAGAAGGACTTCGATGCGTTGCCCCAGTAGGTCTTCTCAAGGGCAATGGCAATCTTGTCCTCAGCCATCATTGCGTTGGCGAGGATCTTCTGCGCTTCCTGGACACGGAAGTCAACAGTTGCGGAGAGGATCGACTCACCACGGCGGCCTGTGCGGATGTTGGTGCCAGACTCTCCACCGAACTCTGCGGGGATTCCGCCCTCAAGACGCTCTTGGCGCTCGAGGCGGTCAAGCGCAACGTCGGTCTTGTAACCAGGGTTGGTCTGCAACTGCTGAATGTCGCC